AGTTAAAAATGTAGTTAAAGAAAACACATTTTATGGTAATCGTGAACAACCAAGCCAATTATCAACTGGTACAAAAGTTTCAGTACCTACAGACGAATATCCTTTCTCAGCTAAACCAAAAAGAACAGCAACTGGTATGATGGAATTTGACCAACCAAAATCATTTGATCCTGATACTCTTGCTTTAGTTAGAGATATGTTATATGATGCTGATATACACCACAATAAACTTGTTGGAGGATACGATGAACCTTCATCATATTTAGACAAGAGAACAGGTGGAACAATTATTAAAATTCCACATTTTAATGGTCCTGGACCAGGAGCATTATTTGGAAAAGAAACGGTAGACAAAATTGATCGTTCCAAAGCAGCAGCAAAAACAGTAGCAGCTAAACTATATTATAAATTTAAACAATACATAGAAGATTATGAAATATCAGATCACTCTCAATCAGGTGTTTATGGTAATGTTTACTTATGGATAATGTTTAATGATTTAGCAAAAGACTATTCTTCACCAAAAGGAGGAACACAATCATCTCAATTTGAAAATAAAGAACTTTCAGACAACCCAAAATTACAACCAGGTAAAACAGTAACTTATAGTGGCACAAGATATAAAGTAATTGAAAATTCAGGATATGTATTGACGTTACAATCACTAGAAAGTGGAAAAACATTAAAATTAAATTTAGGACAACTAAAAGACAGACCTATAAACGAAAATAATATGGCAAAGAATAAAAAACAAAAAGTAAAAGAAGTATCAAATTTATACACAATTACATCAACAGATGGTACACAAACCCAAATGCCTTTTGCTAGTGATATGGAAGCTAAAGCTACTGAAAAATATGGAAATATTAAATCTGTACTAAAATTAGAAGAACCAGATGAGGGAAATGCTTTTGGTTTAGCTATGCAAAATGCTGAAAAAGGAGAAAAAGTAAAAGTAGGAGATCAAGAATTTACTAAAAAAGAACACCATAATGATGATGACTTTCCAGGAAAAAGCTTAAGCGCTTGGGATTTATTAGATAAATTAAAATCAGGAGATAAAGAACTATACGATAAAGTTGAAGTCTTTATGAAAGCAATGGAAGAAACTAAAAAAGAAGATGACCCAAGATTAGATCCAGATTATGATATGGATCAACATTATATGGATTATGATTTACCTGAAGAAGCTTTAGAAGCATACATGGAAGAAAGAAAAGATTCTAACTTAAATGAACATATGGATAAACATAGAAAAAGAGTTAGATTAATGGAAGGAGCTACTGAAAAATTATTTAAATTATTTAACGCAGGTAAAACAGATGCAGAAGTAAGAGCTCATTATTTACAAATGCAAGTAGATATGCCTGAATCATTTATATCTAAACTTAGAAATAATTGGGAATCTCTTAGAAAAACAAAATTAGACCTTACATTAGCAGACAAAGAAGCAGAAGGCTTTGAAACAATTCAACCAGAACCAACATCAGTAGACGGAATGGAAGGAGGAGAAATTGATGGAATGGAAGAAGATAAAAAATTAGCATCAGGATTATTCACAAAATAAAAATAAAAAAATGGCACACGAAAACATAAGATTATTAGCAGCAGCTACTACAGTAACAGGTAGTATTCAAAAAGTATATGCAGGAGCAGCTGCAGCACTAGATGATGTTACTTTTGGAAAATATGTAGAAGGAGGAACAGATGTAGAATACAGTTATACTGCTACAGATGTAGTAATAGGAGCTGGGTCCTATTTAGAAGGACCTATTATACAAATGAAAACAAAAACAGCAGCAGTAGTATGTTATTTTAATGGATCTTTAAAAACATCATAATGAAGTTACTTAGAGAATACATAAGAAAAGAAATTAGAAGAATATCTGAAGAAGGTATGAAATCATTTCCTATACCTCCTGAAATAAGAGTAGCTTTAGAAAGAGATTTAGGACTTAAACCTCTTGTTAGATATGTATCTACTTTAAAAGCATCAGCAACAGTACCTCCTAGTTATAGAGTATTTTTTAATAATAATCAAACTATAGACTTATATCTTGAAGAAATAGGAGTAAGAGCAGAAATAAGTCATAAATCTTATTGGTTACATGATATAAGAGAAGCAAATGAGGCAAAAAAAGCACTCAATCAAATATTAACAGGACCTATTCCAGTAGCTGGTGAAGAAGGTAAGGGAGATGAAGGAGGAGACAGTGGAGATAGTGGAGATACATCGTTTGATGAACCTGCAGAAGAACCAGCTGAAGATGAACCAGAAGCATAATGGAATTAAAAGAAGCTTTAGGCGAAATATATAAAACAGCAAAGGAGAAATTTAATATACAAAATACTCCTAAACTTCATTTAAGAGAAGACGAAGAAAATGCTAAAGGTATTTTTGGTAAAACCGCATACTATCAACCTTCAGATCAATCTATCGTATTATACATAACAAACAGACATCCAAAAGATATTTGTAGATCTTTTGCACATGAATTAATACATCATGTACAAAATGAAAGAGGTGATTTAGAATTGGGTGATTCTTCCAGCCCAACATACGCTCAAGATGATAAACATATGAGAAAAATGGAAATGGAAGCATATTTAAAAGGCAATCTTCTCTTTAGAGATTGGGAAGATTGGTTTAAAAATTATAAACAAACAAACCAAAAATAAACGTTATGAGTATATTAGGAAATTTATTTTCAGGTGGCGCAGCTGACCTGGTAAAAGGTGTAGGTGGTGTAATAGATAATTTACATACCTCAAAAGAAGAAAAACTAGAAGCAGAAAGAAAAATCCAAGCTTTAATAGCAGAACACGAAGCAAAGATGGAACAAAATATCACAGATCGTTGGACAGCTGATATGAAATCTGACTCTTGGTTAGCAAAAAATATCAGACCAGCAACTTTAGCATTCTTAGTTATTTCTACAGTTTTAATGATATTTATCGATGCAGGAACAATTAGTTTTACAGTTGAAGAAAAATGGACAGATTTATTACAACTGGTATTAATTACAGTAATTGGTGCTTATTTTGGTGGTAGATCAGCAGAAAAGATTAAAAACGGAACAACAATTAATAAAAAATAAAAATTATGAACTGCGATTGTAAAGAATGTAAATGTAGTACAACATGTGAATGCACTTGTTGTAACTGCTAACAAAATTTAGTCCGATTCATAGCCGGACGATTTAAAAATTAAGAAAGGAGCTGTGGCCCAATCATTTGGATTGGGTCACTTTTTTTTGTATAATAATTAAAAACAATAAAAATATGAATATAGTAATTGTAGGAGCGGGTGTTGCAGGTGTGAATGCCGCTACAAAATTAGTAGATAATAATTTCAAAGGTAAAATAACTATTATAGATATGGGTTTAGATCCATATAGAAGACCAGCAGAAGATGTAATGAGAGGTTTTTTAGGAGCAGGTGGATGGTCAGATGGTAAATTAACTTATCACACATCCATAGGTGGACAATTATCAAAATATACAGGTGAAGAAAAAGCTATGGAATTATTTGATCAAGTAATTAATAATTTTAAAAGATTCCACCCTAAACCAGAAGAAGTACAATGTTCAAATCCAGAAGCAGAACCTAACTTTATTAAACCATATTTCGGTTTAAGATTATTCCCTGTATGGCATGTTGGTACAGATTATTTACATGAAATAGGTAAAAATTGGTATGATTATTTAGTAGATAAAGGTGTAGAATTTAAATGGGAAACTAAAGTAACAGACATTGATTTTGATAAAAATATAATAACATACGATGATGGTTGGGAAGATTATGATAAACTTATATTTGGAGTAGGTAAATCAGGAATTGACTTTGCAAAATCTTTATCTGAAGATTATGAATTACCAACAGAACCAAAACCAGTACAAATTGGAGTACGTTTTGAAGCACCTCAACACCATTTTCAAAAATTAATCGATATAGCATACGACTTTAAATTATATAGAAAATTTGACGCTGAAGGAGTATCA